GGGAAGGAAAGCAGTGAACCCATCAACTGTCCTGAGTTCTGAATTCCACTAGGGATTCCAGAGGAATCAGGATATTCCAATTGATGGGGTCCTACCTCGTAACGAGCCCACCTCTTTGTGGGTTCGTGATCAATATGTTCCAGAATACCTTCCATGAGGGCTTGAGATACCCACATAGGAAGATTATCTGTGGCTGCTGTATAATCACCGGACAGCCAAATTCCATCTGCTGTATAATTATAGATTCGGTTAATTTCAGATTCCATACTCTCGAAAATCTTATGAGAGTTCGGAGTTTCCGAACCGAAATCAGTATTCCCAGAGACCCCATGGGTCAATGAGAATTCAGGGAAGGACCTAAGAGATTCCCACATAGCCTTTTGAAGGGGCTGGAGGACTTTTAGGTCAGCTTCACCTGCTGTAATACAGCGGACTTTGAGTGGTTCAGCTAGAGGTACAACCTTTGTTTTAGGTATACCCTCTGGTGGAAGAATTGGAAATTTGACATATGTATGAACACCCGGTAAAAAGGGTGAATCATGGATGTCAATATCCAAATCATAATAACCACTTTTGGTCCTTGATGTGAATTGAACACTATTTATTTCCTGGACCCACGATCCCGTAAGATGTTGTCTATGATAATCAAGCCTTTCCTTCAAGGAAATGCAAATCTTATCGGCAACATCATAAACAGTATGAACTGAGGGATCAATGGGGGAAGAGAAGAACGACGAACATTGGTAGTAACCAGCTTTGTTCACTACCCAACCGGATGAATCGCGCTGAACGGGCAGAGGAACTAAATCCTCAGCAAGGTTATAACAACCCTTGCCTTGCTCGTAAAGACGAAGATCTGGTATTATTCGTTGAATTCGACCCTGATAGATCTGGTAGGACGTCGTAAAACGTCTCCAGATCGCTCGAGGGTCGGCCGCTATAGTAGCATCATTCCGAATCATCGGACTTCCAAAAATTAAATTAGAAGTCACAATGATGATTGGCGATGTGAAATAACGGCCCTTCTCTTCCAAAGAGGCCATAGGAAGGATGTATGGATTTGTTGAGACAAGTTGGCAGAACTCCCGGATATCATCCGGTTGGTCCACAGCTTGTCCAAAGTCATCTAGCACTACAATAGGTTGGCCGTTATAGCCATCCCAATGTTTTGTAGCACATGACCTTGAATAAATCCGATCATCCATTCCTAATCTAGGAAATAATTTATTACCCACTAAAGAGACGAGATTCCTAATGATTGTGGACTTTCCTGAACCAGGAGGTCCAAAAAATCCAATCACAAGAGGCTCAACTCTGTTATTACCATCGAAGCTGAGAGGATCCTCCCCGCGGATTAGGGCTCCTGTACTGGACAATTGTCCTAAGGAGCCACCTTTCTTACGGGGATTCTCATAACAAGCTCTCTGATTCGGTAGGACCGTCTTGTCAAATTGATAAGACTTTCCTATAATGGAACCAACCTTAGAAGAAGCATAAATCTTCAACTTTTGGTAAAGTTCCGAATCACATGGTATAACGTCTTCATCAGATCTGCACAATCCTGACCTGTGTTTCCGTAGACCATCAACCAAAAAACTTGGTGGGACTACGTGGCACAGGCCTTTGGATTGTTGCAATGTAAAGTAAAGTTGAACACGGGAATTCCTGTCTGGACATCGAGAAAGAGCAAACTTCTCGATACACTCAGGCATTAAAGGAAATCCATGTTCTAAGAAACCTTCAGGGAGTTCTTGATCAGTATTAACTGAAAAACTCCCACAAAAGGATAACTTAATTAACTTTACAAGATCCTTAGACTCTACATTCTTCGGAAAAACACGAAGAAAATGAGTCAATAAAGACAACAATGGGTAATTTCGAGAGGTCGTGATTGCAGCAACACGACCTCCTTTAAAGACAGTTGAACTATGGTATGGCATCTCACTCAGAAATGTCAATAATCCATGGTAAACTGCCAAAGCGCAACCGATGGCGTGATCTAGGTTATCTTTGTTCTTTGAGAAGTAACACTTCTTGAACAAACCTTGACCTTCGA